TTATTTTTTCTTCTTACGAAGATTTAAATATCGATTTGTTGCATCTGGTACAGCTCTATCATCAATTCCCTCTAAAACGAAGGTTAACTTATAAGGATCATGGCTACCATCTGTATTTGTTTCACCTACTATGACTTTTTCTGCAATACTCTCAAAAACAACGCAATCTAACTTCTTCATTCCTTCTGCTTCATTAAGTAGAATGCGAATATCCCTCATTCTTTGACTAACATCTTTTTGTGCATTGACATTAGAATCATAAATGGTTCGTTCTTCTTTTCCTGCTTAATTTTACGCGTTATATCATCGTATTTCTCGTCATTAGCATTTTTGTCCACGCCAGCAACAAACACAAACGGTGGACAAAACCGCAAAATAAGACGTGTAAGCTTCTAAGAATCGCTTAAATAAGCGAAAGTAACGCGACAGTTTCACAATGCGCTGCGTGTTGTTTACTACCATAAGATTTCCCTTCATACTCCAAACCATTCTCAAGTATGAATACAAAATGGTCTGGAGCTTTTATAATTACCGTCTTTACTACTGCCTTAAATATTTCATCATCGAATTCAGTTAGCAGCTCATCACTACTATCTAATATTTTCATCATGGCTTTTAGCCTTTGTTTATAATCAACTTCTTTGATGTGTTCTTCTTCAAACTTTACTCTTTCGTCATTCAATTTATCTATTTCAATTTTTATCCTTGTGTACTCTTCATCATAGTACTTCTCATCTATTTTACCCTTTATTTGTAATTGTATCAATCCTTTTAAGTCTTGCTCCAGTTCAGATATCTGCTTTACCACACTATTTATTTTATCTATATTCTTATTTCCAGCCAATATTTTTTCGATATTCTTCATAAAGTTTTTAATAAAAGAACCTTTGTCTTTAAGCATATCATTATACACTTTGACAAAGGTTTCCTTTAATATTGTATCGCTTACTGCTTTTGAATCACAGTTCTCAATACCCTTTATATAATTGTTGCACTGCCACATAATCTTTTCAGATTTAGTTCCTGCATTCCATTTTCTTCTTTTTAAAGTTCTTCCACATTTATCACAATACAGCTTACTTGAAAAAGCATATTTATTGGTATACTTACTTCTATCTTTAGGATCATTACCACACGTTAGCGAGTATCTTCTTTTCTTCTCTAGCTGTACTTGTTTCCATATTTCTTTTGAAATAATCGCTTCATGATTGTCTTCTATCATATACTGTGGCTCAAGATTATTATTCTTTACTCTCTTATGCGATAGATAATCTATAGTAACCGTTTTTTGTAAGAGCAGGTCTCCTTTGTATTTTTCATTACTCAATATTTTACTAACTGTAGAACCATACCATGTTTTGCCTCCAGCTACAGTTATAATTCCATCAGCAGTTAATCCTCTAGCGATAGAACCATATCCCTTGCCATCTAAATACTCTTTATAAATCCTTCTTACGATTTTTGCTTGTTTTTCATTGATAATTAAATTTCCTTCATCATCCTTGTCATATCCTAATAATCGATTGGTATTACAAATTGCCATACCATCCTTAAATCGCTTTTTTATCCCCCACTTGGAGTTTTCAGAAATATTTCTGCTTTCCTCTTGAGCAATTGAACTCATCATAGTAAGAAGCAATTCTACTTTAGGGTCAAAGGTATATATGTTTTCTTTTTCAAAAAATACTTCTATGCCTTGATTCCTTAGCATCCTTACATGGTTTAAGCAATCAACTGTGTTTCTGGCAAATCTGGAAATAGATTTTGTTATAATCATATCTATTTTACCCTCATAGCAATCTTTAATCATTCTATTGAAAGCTAATCTATTTTTTATGTTTGTACCACTTATTCCTGCATCAGCATATACATTAACAAATTCCCATGCTGGATTTTCTTTTATGATTTTTGTATATTCATCTACTTGAGCATTGTAACTTTCCATCTGTTCCCCTGAGTCCGTACTTACTCTACAGTAAGCACAGACCTTTTTCTTAACAGTATTATCATCTTTTTTTGTATTATCAAATTTCTTAATTGGTTCTATTACTTGAACATTCTTTGCCATAAAATTTCTCCTTTCATATTGTTTCAACCTACACACATATTACAATCACTACTACCATAAATCAAGCAATTTTAAGGCTTTCAGCCTTTAAAAATACTCTTCTATTTTCTTTATCTATCGCATCAAATTCCTCATCTGAAATCATATGATTTGCTTTTAATTTTTTTAACAAATGTACACTCATCAAATATTCTACATTGCTATTTGATTTCATTTCTACCATCAACATCGCCCCTTTTTAAATTTGTATTATCAATAAAAAAAGACCTACTAGATTAAAACAAGTAAGTCTTACCATAAACTTTTAAGTTCTATTAACACTTCTATTATTTCTCCACTTTCATTACTTTCAGCACTTAACTTTAGTTTTTCAGGATAATGATATTCCTTATGTTCTATCTCACATTTATATCCATCAATAACCCTAAATCCATATTTGGAAGTCGGTACACCATTAGGATCAAGAGTAAATATATAAGTATCATTTTCATCTGCAATAATTCCATTAATATACTTCTCTACACCGTAATATTTTTTGTTAAATTGAATTGAAAAATCCTCATAGCTTTTACCACTGCCATCTGTATAGGAACTCCACATTTTATAGGTTATTATATCTGGCAAGCTCTCAACTACTTCCAATTGAATACTAGTTTTTATACTTGGTTTATCTTGAATAAATACCGATATAATGACATTCCCTAAAGCGAGTCCATCAACAATACCATTATTAATAAAAGCAATAGAATCATCCGAAGATTCCCATGCCACTATCTGACTTGTATCCTCTTCTCCATTTTTCTTCACTGTAGCAGTAAATATAAAATCCTTGTCCAAAGCTACTTGTCTATTTTCTTCATTAATTTTAATTTCCCATATAGCAATTTTATCCTTATCAGCAATTTCATTTTCTCTGTCATCATTAGAGCCAAATAAATCCTTTTCACAATGGAGGATATTGAGACCTATTCTACTTTTATCAACTCCCACAACGTTCCATGCTTTATCCATTTTTATAAATCTCATATCTGCATCAATTTTATTTGAAATATCATCAGATGGAATAGTTACTTCTATTTTCCCATCTTCAAAATTCATATATTTTCCTTCTTCTATCCCAAAACTAATGCCTACAATAATAGTATCCAACTCACACAGCACTTCATCTATAACCATCTTTATTCTATAATTACTCTTTCTCATCCTTGCTCTGTAGGAAAATTTACTTTTATCAATTTCACTTATTATAATCCATTTGCTTCCTTGATACTCAATCGTTTCTCCTGTCCGAATTTCAAAATCAGTTCTTATAAATTTATCATCATAAAAACTAATCTTATCTCTTGCACCCGTAATCAAAGCTTTTTTAAGCTGTTCTTTATGTTGAACCTCTTCTCCTTTTTCTTGAAGTAGAAATTCTAAATAATCATCAATCTTTTTCAATTCACTCACCTACCCGCCACATTCGTATATGAACAATTCAAGATAATCACTCCATTTTTTAATGTCCATGACCTTATATTTAATTCCTTCAATCTGCAAATAACTTTTCTTATTAATAGAAGGTTCTCGGTCACAGAATATCCTATTTCTAATTTCAACCTCTATACCATCTTCAAATTTCATCATCTTATCAAAAGGCTGTAAATCTCCCATAATTGTTTTGACCTCCACTAAATTTTTATCGAGCACCTTTATTTCTGTATCATAAAACATTAATAGCCACCCACCTTTATTTTAGGTAGTGGCAAAGCAGTTCTAATATTTTCAGGAATTCCAATCTCAAAGCTAACACTTCTTTCTCCTTCTGTTTTCTTGATTACTCCTGTATCATTTCTGTTCTTATATAGATAAATTGCAAAGTCAACAATAGTTGCATCGTATTTCTCTGATAACTCTGTAACATTGCAATATGCCAATATAATCTGTTTTGATTTCTTAAGAAAATGATTAAGAATACTATCTTTCGAAGTATCCCCTTCATCCATTTCTAAAAGTTCTTTCATTAATATTAAGCTATCCATATCGTCACCTACTTCTTAGTTGTAGTCTTTGATTTTGTTTTCTTTTCTTCAAATAATTCATAATTTTCATCTTTAGAAAGTCTTTTTATAAGCTCCTCATCTGTAACTTCCCATTTTAATTTTGTTTCTTTATTTACATACCAAGCCATACAATCTGCTCCTTTCAATATTAAAGGGATGTACCAAATGGCACACACCTAATAGTTTTATTCTATTTTCACTCTATGCTTTATTAGCTGTAAGAACTGCAATCCCTTCAGGTTTGACACATTTAGCACCATAAACTTGAAGACCTTTAATCGCATCACTAAATTGAGATTCTGGTCTATAAGCCTCTACTGAATCTACTTGACCTGCAAATGAAATTGCACTCTTATGACCTGCTATAATCTTATATTTTGTTCCTGTAGTATTTGGAACATTATTGGATTTATAAACTGCCATATTATCAATATTGCCCACAAATCCTGTTCTCATCACATCCATTTCCTTTGTAAACCTTGGATCTTTTACTAAAAGTCCATAGAACCAAGCAGGAACAACAGCAAATCTATTGTCTTCTGGAACATCGCTTTCATCAAGAATTACACCTAAATCTACTAGATAATCATAAGCATCACTTTTAGTTGGAACTATAGGAGTTGTATCATCTCCAATTGTATTTCCAGCCTTTACTTCTGTATAAAACCCTGCAATATATCTATCAGCAGTATTAGCAAGTCCAAATGCAGCTTCCTTAATTCCCTCTTCCAGCAAGTCTACATTCGCCTGAGCTTTGTCAATATCATCTACCTGAAAATTAAAGTATTTTGCTTGGTCTATAAGAAGTGTTCTTTGCTCTGATGTAAGCTCCTCTGGTTTCCCAATGCCTGTAGATTTATCATAATCACCTATAGTCACAGCTCCTATAGAATTGATTTTGACACTTGAACCTTGTCCTTCTATTTCTCCTTCATAGTCTGTATTGACACAATTTCCATAAACTAAATTTCTTTTAAATCCTTCATTTAATCTCGCTGACCATATTGTTGGTATAAAATTTTGTACTGACATAATATCACCTTTACCTTTCTATTTTTTGTTTTTTAATAGTTCTTTTACACTGTTCCAATTTTCATTGATTTCTTTTTGTGACATAGTTTTGATAGCATCTAATGTAATGTTTGATTTCTTTTCACCTTTTGGTGGTGTATAGCCGTCACCTTTCAATCGTTTCTCAACTTCAATTTGAACCGATTGACTAAATACTGATTCAAGCACAGATAGATTCTTCTCTGTAACCTCTTCATTTTCAGCAATAAAAAAATCCACCAAATTAATTGGTAGATGCTTTTCATTAGCTATTTTGATGGCTTTATTTGTAAGAACTTCTCTTTGCTTTTCAAACTGCATTTTTTCTACTTCTGCTCTAAGTTTTTCAACTTCTATATCCTTTTCATCCTTCTCTGGAAACCTCTTCTTTACTTCTTCATCAATCATCTTTTCAAGATTATTAGTTTTCCATGTTTCAAGTCCTTTTGATAAATGCTTATCCTTAACTGAATCAATCCAGCTTTTAGCATTCGCATCTGATTCAATAAAACCTTTCACACCTTCAACAGTCAATGGATTTAACTCCTGAAGATATGATTTCACTTCCTCTGTTTCCTTGTTTTCTTCAATAAAATTTTTTACTTCTTCAAATTGCATAATATTTTCCTCCTTGAAATTGTCCCTTTGACTCTTTGAACCAAAGACACATTAATTTTGGGTATAAAAAAAGAACAGTTTAATGTCTTGTTCAGGACAATTAATTTTTAGTATTCTTTACACTGGAATCCAGCAACACTGACATAATACATGAACTGGTATTTCTGGTTTATTTGGATCATTAACTTCAAATACACTTCCATCCATCATCTCACAATAAGGACAGGTATTTGGACATAAAGCTGATGCCCACATAACTTTTTCAATGGTTGCTTCATCAATAAATATTTTAGTTTGTACTGCATCAAAAACTCTTCCTTGTTCATTCATTAATAATCTATAGCTTTCATAATCTGATTTATTAAATACTTCTTTGATTATTTCAGATGCTTCTCCCAAAGTAGAATTATTAAGTAGTACCTTATCAAATGCTGAATATAGCTTGCTAGCAAGTTTTCTCTTATTATTTAAAATTCTATTTTCAAAGCTATCTCCCTTATAATCCTTAAATATTATTTCATGAGTGAATACTGGATTTAATAATATATTTTTATCACCTCCAATCACATCAACGTGTTTCTCATAAGCATTTTTTACAATATCGTCTAAAACACTTTCATCGATTTGCAATTCTTCTTGTGCTAATGCTTTTGTTTCCTTTATAACCTTCTGTTCTACTTCACTCAATATTGCTTTCCTTTGAAATCTATTAACTGAGAACCTTCCATCTTTAGAATAGTTCTCAAAATAATCCATTAATAATAGAAGAAACACTCCTTTCAATCGTTTATGTCTTTGTTTAGCTTCCTCAGCTTCAGCATTTGCTTTTTCTATTGCTTCTTTTTTAATTTCTAGTATCTTTTCCTTCAACATCTACTTCCTCCTTCCATTTTTCAAAATCAATTTGATTCTGTTCTACTTCAAATTTTGAAACTTCAAGCTTAGGATTTTCTACAAATGGCAATAACGTCAGCAAGGTTTCTTGTGAGCATACATTTTGAAGCTTTACAATTACATCTGCAAGTCCTACTAAATCAGTTGGAAGATTCCTTGTAAATTTTATTGCCACATCTCTATAATCAAATTGTGTACCTTCTTTTTTAGACAAAAAAATAAAAAGGTTCTTAAGCCTCTGCCTAATTACCTTTTCCATAATCGCCTGTCTCATTGCCACTCTATTTTCAAGATTTAAAAGTTTATTTCTAAGTGCTAGTGAAGATGTGTTACTTGCCCAGTTTTCATTGAAATTTACTTCACTATGTGTTAGAATAGTTGTCAGGTGATCAATTTTACTATATTATAGTAGATATAGAAAAGAACAGGAGTATTACATGAGACAATATAGCGATGAATTCAAAGAACATATTATCCAACAGATGTTGCCGCCGATCAGTAAATCGGTTCGTCAACTGCATAATGAAAACGGTGTTTCAGAACAGACGCTTTTCAAGTGGAAGAAGCAGGCAAAAGCGTTGGGAATGGCAGCCCCATCGGGAACAGGAACTTCAGAAGAATGGTCCAGTGAGGATAAATTTCTGATTGTCCTGGAAACAGCCCGCATGAATCAGGCTGAACTGGCTGAATATGGGCGTGAAAAAGGCCTTTATGTTGAACAGATCGAAGCCTGGCGGGATGCATGCATCAATGCCAATGGGAGTGTCGCCAATGAATCAAAGAGGCTCAAAAAAGATCTGAGCGAATCAAAAAAACAGGTGACAAAACTCAATCGCGAACTAAAGCGAAAGGAAGCCGCATTAGCTGAAACGGCAGCATTACTGGTGCTCAGAAAAAAGGCGCAAGCGATCTGGGGGGAGCCCGAGGACGAATGATCCCAGCCTCAGATCGCAAAATCGCTGTCACTTTAATCGATGAAGCCATTCAAAATGGTGCCCGCCAATTTATGGCCTGCCGTGAACTAAATATCAGCGAACGGACTTTTTCACGCTGGAAAAATCCCTTAACACCATTGGAAGATCAGCGTCCTGGAGCTGTTCGTCCCACGCCATCCAATAAATTAACGCCGGCAGAAGAAAAGGAGATTATAGCCATCGTGAATTCAAAAAAATATCAGAGTCTGCCGCCCAGCCAGATTGTTCCCCGTCTGGCCGATGAGGAAGGTCGTTATATCGCATCCGAATCGACCATATACCGGGTTCTGAAAGACGCGGGAATGAATAATCACCGTGGACGTTCATTAAAACCGCAGAATCGAACCGTTACAAGCCATAAAGCAACGGCCCCGAATCAAGTCTGGATGTGGGATATTACGTGGTTGCCGGGCCCCGTTAAGGGTTTTCATTATTACCTTTATCTGATTCTGGATCTTTACAGTCGAAAAATCGTTGGATGGGAAATCTGGCCGGAAGAATCCTCACAAAATGCCAGTATTCTTGTCAGAAAGGCAGCGCTTTCAGAAAATATTTCAACTGGTAAACAGCCGCTGGTGCTGCATTCTGATAATGGCAGTCCGATGAAGGGCGCTTCGCTGATGGAAACCCTTCAGAAACTGGGTATTGCTTCATCTAAAAGCAGGCCAAGAGTCAGTAACGACAATCCCTATGCTGAATCGATCTTCAAAACCTGCAAATACCGGCCAGGCTACCCTTATAAGGGCTTTAAATCTATCATGGAGGCGAGACAATGGGTTCTGGAATTCACGCATTACTATAATTATGAACACTGTCACAGTGGGCTTAATTTCCTGACCCCAAATCAGCGTCATACTGGAATGGATAAAGAGATTTTTTCAAACCGAACAGCTGTTTATGAGGCAGCACGGCAAAAAAATCCTAACCGCTGGTCTAAAAATATTCGCAACTGGTCTCTGGAAGATGAAGTCTGGTTAAATCCAGAAAAAGATGAAGAGAATACAACCAATAAATCAATCGGTTAATTTAAGAAAAACTGCCAACTATCTTGACAACTACCGACTTCATCCATCATGTCATAGATTTTTCTTTCAATATTCTCTAACTCATTTTTCACAAAGGAATCATTAATATCTTTAGTAAGCCATTTGACTGCTCCACCTTTTGGTACTTGAATGATTCCCATTGATTTCATTTTAAGTAAATCCTCTTCTTCAATCTTTGCATTTTCAATGACTAGATAGGCATTTCTATGATCTGCTATTTCATTACATAAATCTGAATTAATAGCATTATAGGCATCTAATAATGAAATTACATCTTGAAAACCACTACTTCTCTCAGTATTTGCTGGACATACTATAACAGGAACTCTTCCAAATATATGGTTATGCCTTCCTATTTCCTTTAGACCATTTCTATTTTCTACTTCATAATGTATAATCTCATTATCTGTATAGACATCCAAATACGTCTTACCATCAAACTGTTTTTTAAATTTGTTAATGGCTAATAATACATTCCTATCTGCTGTACCATCTTCTAATACATAAAAATTCAGTGGATTTAAAACAGTAGAACAAAACTCTCCATCTTGATTAATATAATTCAATTCATAGCTCTCTCCAAATATCTCACTTTGTTTTCGAAGTACAATGTTGTGTTCCTTATCCCAATGGCTCATATTTTTATCAATAGCATCAATAATAGCTTCATCATCAGTTTTAGACACAAAATTAACAGGCTTACCCAATAGATAGCCTGTTTCATTATCAACGAATTTTCTAGGGAAATTAAAAACCAACTTCATATTGCTCCTACTATCTTGCATGGCATACTCTTTCAA